GGAGTTGATGTAGGAGTTGGAGTTGATGTAGGAGTTGGAGTTGATGTAGGAGTTGGAGTTGGTGTGGTAGGTGATGAAGGTTTATAAGGTTTTACTTCTAAAGGTATTGCTGAAGTTTTGGTATCTTTTTCAGTGCTCTTTGGAGATTTAGTAACTAGAGTACCACCTCTACCCGTATATCTACCACCATCACGGACTCCTGGATCAGCTGACTTACTAGGGGGTGGATTGAGAAAATCTCTAACAGCACGAACGGCACCCAGAGCTCTTTCTTTTGCATTATTAATTCCATCCATATACTCTTTGCCGCTCTTCAACTTAATACCTTCAGAAAAATTCATTTCAGATACTTTATTGAGGTCTTCAGTCAATGCAAATTCAATCGCTTTCTCAACATCGTCTTCAGAGTAACCTTCTTCAATCATTTCTTCATAAACGCTCTCAATGAGAACATCCATCTCATCAACTTCAATCATTTCAATCAGTGTACCACCGATTTCTTCAACTGCTTCACCAAGTTTTGGATTGATTTTAATTTTATTGTTAACTTTCTTTTCCTTAACTTCCTTCTGACTCTCAATATCATCCATAATCTCAATGAGGTCTTGTCTCCATGAGACATGCTCTTTCATACTCTTCTTAGAGTCTTTCTTCTTTTCTACGTTGGAACACTTGACTCCTTTTTCTTCACAATGACCTTCCTTGATACCTTTCTTCTTCTTGATCGCCTTACCGATTGCCTTTCTTCTGTTATGAAGATACTTATCAGTCGTATCAGTATCTCCGTCGTTATCAATATCAGCATCCTCTTGACCCACTGAGTCAAGACCTTCACTCATTTTTTCTCTCTTTGCTCTTGCTTTTGCAAGCAGTCTTTCTCTAGCTTCATCAGCATCCTTCTTAGGGACACGATAACCATCACGGTCAGTCTTAAGTTTTTCTCTTGGTGCTTCTACACCTTTTTTATATTCAGGATGATCGTCCACCTTCATCCCACGTTTTTTCTCAAGACGTGCTTTACGCTCCTTGGTTCCCTTTTCTGAGTCCTTATCACGAATTCCTTCGTTGATTTCATTAACTTCAGGAGTTTTAGCAATATTCTCAAGATATACTTTTGAAATATCGTTCAGAGGATTCTTAGAGATACCGAGTCCATTAGTTATCATGGTATTTTACTTAGACTTTTTCTTATATTTATTTATGAAATTCTTAATGGTAGTAGTATGAGTCAATCTCATTGCATATTTTCTAAGAGAATCTGTTCCAACTTCTCTCTGACTTGCAGGAACACCAGATTCATCAGTATAAGCAGACTCGGTTACATCTTTAATCCAAGACTTAAACATCAAACTCTCTTGAGTCAAACAAATAAGATGATTTGTTCCTCTACGGATAACTTCGCCAATAAGACCAGTATTAAGGTTCTCTATAATATCACCAATAGAATAAATTCTATCTGACACATAGTTTTCACGCAGATTAATCATATCAAGTTTAGGTGCAATCTGCCACAACTCTTCTACTTCTTTCTTCTCAGAAGTTCCCATTTGTTTTTTGATAAGAGCATATAATGCCTTTGCATCTTTATCGTCAAGTGTATTTGGAATTCCAGAACGGAAAGTTTCAAAGTCATCTTCAGTTGCTGCCTTACGTAATTTGGAAGCAGACATTCCTTCTACACCTTCAGCATCTGCATCTCTTTCTCCGGCAGATACTACATTAATATTTTCAAAGTCATATAGTTCGCCGTTATACTTATTGGCAAGGTTCTTAAACTCACCAAGTCTATCTGCACCAACAACAATAGTAACTTCAGTATATCCATCATCATATGCTCCCTGAAGAACATTGAAAATAGTTTTCATATTATCGTCATTGATAATATTGTCCTCATACTTAGAGAACATTTTTTTCATATATTTAACCTTAGAATCAGGATTCAAAGGATTCTTTTTAGCATCCTGAGACCTTGAAGGATATACCTTAAAGTCAGACCCAGCAGATATTCCGTATGCAATGTCAAGTAATTTCTTATGACCTGTTGTTGGTGGATTGAAACGACCAAATACAACAGTTACTGCGTTACTTTGACTCTCCTCACTTTCACCTTCTTCAGGTGCTATAGGTGCCGCTGTCTTCTGAGGAGTTGTTGCTGCTTTTGCTTTCTTTTCAGAATCCTCTGGTTGATCCTTACCAGGTTTTTGACCTTTATTATAGAACTTTAATTCTCCACCTTCAGTTTTTGCAACAAATTCTCCAGACGCATTATACCAACCGCCATGTCCATCCGTCTTAAGACCCATTTTCTTGGCTCTTTCGGATGCAACAGATGCTTTTGCTTCAGTAAAGAATTTTAGAAAGTTCTTCATTTATATTGTAAGTCCTTATACTTTATTTATCACTCTAGTTTTACATAAGGTGCAGAATACGTTGCCTGAGAACTTGCATAGAGATAAAAATCTTGAACAACTTGATTTCTGATTTGAGCAGGTGCGTTTGAAATTGTAGTGAGCAATATCAGTACAAGATACTTTGAATATCTATACTTATCACTTTTTTGTTTTATCATTTCAACAATTTGATCTACTTGATTTGATTTTACAATTCCAGAAGTTACCATCATTTGTGCAATATCTTTTGCGTGTTGATCAGTATTATTTCTAGCAAGTTGGGCAGACACCAATGAAGTCGGCAACTTTGGAAGACCATGCCGATTTAAAATAAAGTTAATAGGACCTAACGATATCTTACCCTGGTTTGCAGATGCGCCTTTGATTTCCCCCTGCCATCCTGTAAGAGATACTTCGCCACCAAAACTTCTAAACTGAATTTTCTCTGTAGTTTGAGGTCCCCATTGAATATATCCATCCATAGCATCAAGATTTGTACTGGTTCCTCTATAAGAAGCAGTCATCAGTTTTTTATCGGTAGGAAAGTTTTTCTTACTTATTCTACCAGTTCCAGTTATCTTCTTAAGAGAAACACCAATTAATTGATTAGATTGAATGAACTCAAACATTTTTTCATTGAGTCCTTTCAATGTTTTTTCTGCTTGAAGCGCACCAACATTAAACCCGCCGCCTACCATATAGATGTCAGCAGGACTCCATTTGTTTAAATTTCCAAATGCACCTTCTTGCCTATTGATCGCAGTAAATGTTTTTTCAACTGCATCAACTAACTTTGAACCTCTATGAAAAGTAAACCTTCCTTTTCCCTTATACATCTTATATAAAGCATTTGCACCAGCAATAGAGGAATTAATCCAGTCATCTGGTAAGTTATTTACCATACTGTCAAACTTTTCATCAGTAATAGCAGAACCCGCTGCTCTAGTAAAGTTTTCTTTAGTTACATCCTTGATAGTCATTTCACGACCAAGGACATTAAACACAAGAGCAGCATACAGTGCTTGAGAAGACTCTGCAAGTTTAGTTAGTGCTGCTCCTGCACCCGAACCTCCACCAGCACCTTTCTTGTAAATTAGTTTAACGACTCCTTTCTGTAAAGGAATTTTAGTTACAGGAAATGAAGACTCACTCTTATCAATTTCATTGACATAATTTATTCTTAACTGTACAAGTCTCTTAGATATTTTATCCTGTATCTCTGCTCTCTGAGAAGATATGACACGTATTTTATCTACTTTCGGTCCTGCTTTTATAACCTTAGTTTGAACTCCTTGCAAAGCAGAGTTTATTGCAAGTAATACCTCGGAGTCAGACATTATAGGTTATACTATTTTAAGTATTTAGAATAGGAAAAAAAAATTACAGTTTTCCTCCAACAAATCCATCACCAACAACTCTGGTGTACTGTTCTAATGTACCATCTTGCTCACACTTAAGATGCCAACGTGTCATAAGAGTAACACCATCTTTAGTAGCACCAGTCATCATCTGACGACCTTGCTTTGTCATTGACGAATACAAACCATAACGAGTCTTCCACACGTAAAACACCTCATCTATGAGTTCGGCACCTTCAGGAACTTTAACTTCTTCGGTTTTAGTCTGATCAGAGTTCATATGCTGCCCACTGACCATTAGTTTTAATTGCTACAGTTCCAGGTGGTACATTCTCTGGAGATTCTACGATTTGTGCTCCATCTTCATTAATTTTCTTATTAAATCCGAATGGACCTTCTTTATCGTCTAATGCAAGTTTCAATGCCACACCACCAACTGCTTCCATTACTTTGATAATATCTTCAGGTTTAGCATCTTCACCAAGTTCTTTGGCAACGTACCAATACTTAGGCCAGAACGTTTCTCCTGCTTTTTGATAGTCTTCTAGTGTGAGTAGTTTCATTTGCCTCCTGTTTCATAGTTTAGTTTATCATCTTGCTCTTTTAACTTACGCTGACGAATGCCTTCATGAAGAGCAGCAATTGCTGCTTTAGTCTCAGTAGTTTCTTCCCACTCCCATTGCTGCTGATGCTTATTCTTAAATGATTTTTTACTCATACATCTCCTTCAACTCGGTTCTCAGAGTAGTGAATATCAAACTCACCGCCAGGATATCTTGACTTGAGTTTATCAACATTCATCTCAATGATATCATCAAGAGAAATATTGAGTCCCATACATGCCTGAGCAACATACCACATGATATCTCCAAGTTCACGTTTAAGATGAAACAGATTTTCAACGTTGACAGGTTTGCCTTGGAAGACAATTTTCTTAACAATCTCAGTAAATTCACCTGCCTCAGCAGACATTCCTACAGCAGCAGTAAGAAGTCGATGTGTTTCAAATCCTTCTCCACGAAGTTCTTGAATACGATACTCAAAAGCATCGGCATCTTTACTGGGTTGAGATGTGACAGCATCTACAAACTCAAGATATGCGTCAGTGTTTACATTACTCATAAGTCTAATTTGGGTTGTTCGGATTGTTGTATTTGTAATTTTTGTCCTTGAACTTCAATGTATTCTACCTCTTTCCAACTACCACCAACACCACCGTCCATATTAACGACAATATCTTTAGTTGGAAGTTTAGGTCTTTCTAAAAGTTTGACCTCAACTGTTTCATAGATTGGTTTGAATTGGTAATAGTGTCCATCACCTCTTGTTCTAAGAAGATTAACGGCATCTTTAATAGATCCGCAATCAGCAATCTTTTTACCAGTTGGATCAAATACAGAGTAGTATCCGTTCAAAACTTAAATCCTGAGAATGATTTTTTAGTTCTCTCCTCGTTATTATACTCTTCTTCCTGACCAGAGTCAAGTATGTCATCTTGTGCTGTCTGCTCACAATCATACAGTCTCATCTTTGCGCGATCAATACCAACTACAAACCTCTTACAAAGGTTGGCATCGTTATAACGATTCTTCAATTGCTTCACAAGTATCTGTCCCAAGGATTCGAGTTCTTCAGTTGAAATAAGGGCAAACATAAGATCAGCAGTAGCAGGGAGACCAAAGGACTCACTAGTGTCAGTAAGCTCAACATCACTGCTACCATAACCAGAACGAGTGGTCTGCGTGGCAGAAAAGATAGGGACGTTTGCTTCAACAGCCAATCCTCTAAGTTCTTCAGCAATTGCTTTAATATATGAATATGAATTGACATTGCTGTTTCCGCGATACCTTTCGGAAGCACATATATTAAGGTAATCAATGAAAATAATATCAGGTCTAAATGACTTCTTAAGTGCAAGTTCATTAAGGAGTGATCTAAAATGTCCACTGTGTGCGCTTGCAGTTGGATACTCTTTAATTATAAGAGTACCTTGAGTTTTGTCAGCAAGTTTTGTTATCTTACTTTCAAACACACTCTTTGGCAGTTCATCAATATCCTGAATAGGAACATTCAAGAGGTTCGCATCAATTCTTTCAGCAATGCGTTCTTCTGCCATTTCCATTGTAATGTAGAGAACGTTCCTCCCCTGGAGCAAGACGGAGCTAGCCACATGGCACATGAATAAAGATTTCCCGACGCCTGTACCAGCAAGAGCGATATTAAGAGTTTTGTTAGGGATCCCACCTTTCGTGATTTTATTAAAGTAGTCGATATCAAACTCAATTTTTTCCTCCTTTCTATGATAGGTTTCGTATCGTGATTCATAGTCTTGTAAGTAATCATGACCAATGTGATTATCAAAACTAACTGATAGTGCATCAGAAAGAATTGATGGGATTGCATCACGATTTTTTTTCTCATCATTGCCATCAGCAATGTGAATTGATTCCATCAGTGCTTGATAGATTGCACGATCGCGACACCACTTTTCAGTTGTATTAGTCAACCATTCCTGTTCTACAGGAACATCTTCCAAACATTGAATAAGTTGAACAAGTTCTCTGAAAGAGTTCTCATTCACATCAGTGCGCTTCTCAACTTCAATTAGAAGAACTTCTTTAGTAGCAAGTTCGTTATATTCTTGGATGAACTTGAAGATTTCTTCAAAGACAATCTTTTGATTTAAGTTTTCAAAATATTCACTTTTAATAAAAGGAATTACCTTTCTTGCGTAATCTTCATTAAACAATATGTTTCTAAGAATTAGAAACTCAACCTTCTCCATAACTAAATTCTCTTTGTGCGATTTCGTCAAGTTGTTGCATCACTTCTTCAGTGAAATAAACCTCAGGTTCTTTAAGGATTGCTTTGGCATATATTTTCTTACCATCTATCTCATAACGACCTGCAACATTTTTCCAGAGACCTCCCAGTTCACCCAACTCAAGAAGACCATAATATCGATCAAGACCACGCTCATCGTAATAGAGACGTATAGTAACATCCTTATTCTCCTTGCTTAAACGTGACTTATGAGTCTTAGCCTTGATAAGGTTTCCAATGACTTCTGTTCCATCCTTCTCCTTTTTCTTACTGAGATAGATGATTGAAGATGCAGCATACTTAAGACCACTACCTCCACCCATTTCTTTCATTGGTACATAAGAACCAATGACATCATAAGTATGATTAGTGACGATTAGTGGGATTTTTGCTTGACCCAACTTGAGTGTAAGCATTCTAAATGCACCTTTAATAAGTTGAGATTTGGTCATGTCCCGAACTTGCTTGTCGTCTAGTGCGTCACGAATCTCCTTCTCAGTCGATAGCATACCAAGGGAGTCTAGCACAAACATACACGGTTTGCGGTCTGCCTCAGGTGTCTTAAGATAGATATCCACTGCCTTGAGTGCCTTCTGGCGAAACTCTTCTACAGTTACTACATTAACAACGACCAAACGTGAGAGATCAATTCCTCTACTTTCGAGAAGAGATTTATTAACTGCTGCCTCGGTGTCAAAATAAAGGCAATATCCGTCAGGATTAGAATCAAGAAAGTTTTTGACGACAGCGAGAGAAAAGAAAGTCTTGCCAGTAGAAGACTCCCCAGCAATGGCAGTAATCTTATTCCCAGAAACACCACCAAATATGCTACCTGAAACGAGTCCGTTAAAAATGTACGAACCCGTGTCCACGTAAGTTTCTGTGTCGTCGATGTCTTTTGCGAGTTTGGTATAGTCATCGCCAATTTCTTTTACAATATCTTTAAGAAAGTCCATTAAGAGAAAAATGAATCAAGATTTACAGTTTTTTCGACACTCCATCCAATAGAATCAAGAATAATCTTGAGTGGTTCAAGAAATGCTTTGTCAAATTGTAGTTCATAGTCTACATATTTGTCAAACCCAAGTTCTCTAGGAAAGTCTTGTATGAATGAAATAACATTCTCGTGGATGGGGTTTGGTTTTTTCAAATAACAAAATTTAATTTTTTCACCACTTTGAATAAGTGAATATTTATCGGTAAGTTTTGCCTTCTTTACATAATAGTTGAAGAGAAGTGCTCCTCTAGCGTGAATAGGAGTTCCTTTTAAGTAGATGTTGCTCGTAGATTTATACTTATCAACATCAGAAACACCTCTAGGGAATGAGATTTGCTCTGGAGGAAGTCTTCGGAAGTCAGAACGACACTGTTCAATGTATTCTTGAACCTCATCTTCTGTTCCAGTCATCAGAATCTTAAATGCATCCTTTAGCATCTTTCGGCAAGGAGCAGGAGTAGATGACTTTACAGATTCAATACCCATGACCTTTAATTTTGGTTCAGAATATTGAACTCCTTCACTATTCCATACATTGAGAATGTATCGCTTCTTTGCAGTCCAAATACCACGGTCAGCAATATTCTCCCGCTTCATTTGCATTTTCTGTTCATACGCATTGACATAATCCGCAAGATTTTGATAAGAGGATTCGATGAACGGTTCCAACTTATCCTGACAAATTTTGTCAATGATCGAAACAATTTTGCCCTTATCGTCAACTTTATCACCAAAAAATTTATCAACAATAGGTCCAAAGTTAATATATATTGAATCGGTGTCAGATGCGATAACATAATCTACACCTTCTGTTTTTAACAGATTATTTAGATAAGTGTTAACTCGGATTTCAATCCAACGAATAGAAACTTGACCAGAAAGTGTAATTGCCTCAGCGTTTTCTAGTTTGTAATAACGGAAATATTGGTTACCAATAGCACCATAAGCAGAGTTGAGTGAGATTTTTTTAGCCATCTGAATATTATTACAGCGGGCAATCTCTTTCTCCAATGTTTTTGTCGGAGTCTTTTCATATTCTTGCTTTGCCTGCAGCATTCTTTTCTTGAATACAACTCGATCCCCATACATCTTCTCCATGAGTTCAGGAAGAAATCCTTTTATGTCCTTTCGGAACATTGCACCATTTGCACATACTGAGTTGTCTTTATACAACTCAAAGTTAGTCTCTTGGTTGAGAATTTTATTCACAGAAACGTTAGGATGACGATTTTCCAACAGAGTTTCAGGTGAAATATTATATTGCATGATCAGGTGAGGATACAGAGAGTTCAAGTCAAAACTCACAACCCAGTCATACACACCTGGTTTGGGTTCCTTCACATAGGCACCGGCATACTTTTCGTTCTTGTCTGAACGAACCTTAGGGGGAATAACAATATCACGCTTCTTAAGATAGTTGTAAATGATATTGTCCCACATACGGACCTGATAGAACACGTCTGCAAAGTTGACCTTGGCGTCATATGCCATCGTCAGTGCAAGTTCAATCAGTTTCATCTTGTCTTCCAAACGGTCAACAAGTTCCACATCAACGATGTTATATTCAATAAACTTCTGCCAACCATGAGTGTAGAAGTCTTTGAAAGTATCAAACTCAGAGTGGTCCAGTTTCTTCTGACCCAATTCTACCTCAGCGATATAGTCCAGACGATAAGACTCCTGTGCCTTGTAGGTAAACTTCTTATAGAGATCAAGGTAGTCAAGTTGAGTTAATCCGCCAATATCAAATACAACGTGGCTACGTCCCTTAATAAACAACTCCCCTTCGGTCACAAGACCCCAGTTGGAGAAACGCTTCATCAACTTCTCTCCAAGCACTCTGTTGAGACGCTTACAGATATATGGAATATCAAAAAACTGAATGTTCCATCCCGTGACAACATCAGGAACATTTACCATCCAATAGTTAATAAAGTGACTCAGAAGATGATGCTCACTAGGACAGTAATGATAAGTTACATTCTCTTGTTTGTTAATAAAAGGTTTAACGCCCCAAGTAATAATCTCTTTTGACGTATAGTCTTGAATCGTGATGGCAAGGATCTCTTCTTCGGCAGACTTTACATCTGGGAAACCGTACTCTGCGGTCGTCTCAATATCAAGAGTTATCAGTTTGATGTGACTAATATCAAACTTGATTTCATCTTCAGGATACTTATCCGAAATATATTGACAGACATACCTATCGTTACCGTAGATCTTAAACCCATCTACGTCTTTATATTTTTTGTAAAACTCCCTACAGTCACGAATACTTCCAGGTTGAATTGATTCTACATATTCGCCTTCAAGAGTTTTATACTTCGTTTGCTTCTTTGATGAAACAAACAAGGTTGGAGAAAACTCTTCTTTGAAGGTAACTTGTTTGCCATTATCATAACCACGGACCAGAAATTGATTCCCGATCATTTGCACATTAGTGTAGAAACGCATTACTTAATCAGGTCTTCATATTTTTCCAACAGTGTTGGTTTTGGATCACAGATGGTTAAAATTTTATCAGAATGTATCATATAAACATTTTGACTAGTGTATTCAACTAACCAAGGAGAAAGGGTTTTGTCTTGATTAACAAGAAAAGGTTCTGTCAGTTTACAGTCTGGTTCTCCAAGTTCTGCACCTACTTCTTCAATCTCCGTCACTAGAATCTGTTTGTTCATCATCACTAAAAGTTTTATCTGCTTTTCCATTGTTTAAAACTCCTTTTTCGTACATAGTTTTTAATTTTTCTACAGGTTCTACTAATGTAATAACCCAATCTGCAGAGACAGGAATATCCTGATCTGCCGACAGCGGAATCCAAGGGATCATACTAATCTCAAAAGACCTGTTTCCTTGTAGATCAGAAAGGTTTTCTCTATTTTCAAGTTTTACGATACATGGTCTTTTGAAAATATATCCAATTACTTTTTCTCCTTCATCTTTCTCGATGACCATCTCTTGCATATCAGAGATAATATCTTCGCCAGATTTAAGAACGGCAAGTTTTACAGTCATAATTTTTTCATACTTCCCATTTAGTATAGCATAAAAAAGAGGGGTTGTCACTGGATTGTGCCAGTTACCCCTCTGCGACGACGATATTCAGTTTTATTTATTCAGTTTTTAGGTGTCATCCAATATGCTCCCAATGATGTTGCTGAGATTGCTGCGATGATTACTAGGATTTCCATGGTTCAGGAGGTATTAGGACAGAACAGGGTACAACACTCCCCAACTAAAAAGAGATACTGTTGTACCAAAAAGTATGGTAGTCATGGTGAAGTTCATAATGGGCTCCATCAGATTACATAATTATATAGATTATACTGTATCACTATGATACACTTCTGTATCAACCGCAGCAAAAATCTGTCAGAATATCAAAACCAAACTTTCTTTTGATGATGTTCAGGAACAATCCTACCAAGAACAATACTTAGTAACCCATCCTCAAATACAACTGATCTAACTTCCGTTTCTTCTGCCAATGTCCAAGTTCTGGTGAAAGATCGTTGAGCCATTCCTCTGTGGACATAAGTTTTTTCCGATTCTGTATCCTCCCTTTGCCCTTCGACAAAGAGTTTTCCGTCTTGTGTGTAGACATTTACTTCTTTCTTTTTAAATCCTGCAAGCGCAATTTCTAATCGCGATTCTACTTCGCTGACCGTGACTAGATTAAACGGTGGATAATTCTTCGTTGTTTCGTGGAGATTAAACAACCTATCGAAGTATTCATCCATTCCAATGCTATTCCTATTTATGCGTTCCATCA